TCATTATCTAACTGGCAAAGATTGTATGGAGTACAAGAAGCAAAAGATAAAAGTGATACTCAATCTTATGGAATACCAAGAAGAGTTATAAGAGCACCTGCAAATGATAAGATAGGTTTTTCTCCAATACCAGATGGTATATATAAAGTATATTTTTATGCTTATGCACAACCAACAGAATTAACAGCCCACGGAGATACAGTAGTATTTCCAAAACAATATACATCAGTGTTATTAGCAAGAGCTAGATACTATGTACATCAATTTAAAGATAATATGTCACAAGCACAGTTATCTGAAGTAGAGTTTCAAAAAGGATTAAGGACAATGAGAGAACAACTTCTAGAACCATTCCCAGTTTCGATGGATGATAGAAGAAGTGTATATGTCTGATAAAAAAAAGATACACGTAAAATTACCACCAAGTTGGGTAAAGGTAAATAAAAAAGAAGTAATTAAAAAGTTTTTTAAAGTATGGCAGAACAAGGTATTTCGATAAACTGTGAAGGCGGATTAGATTTAGTATCTAGTACTTCTTTATTATTTAGAACACCAGGAGTGGCACAAAGATTAAATAACTTTGAATCTTCTATTCACGGTGGCTACAGAAGAATAAGTGGGTTTTCAAAGTTTGGAAGTTCACAAGTTAGTAGTAGTAGTCAACTAGAAGGAATCTTTAGATACGCAAAAGGTGTAGTAGCTTGTGCATCTAGTAATATATTTTATAGTGCAGACGGTAATAGTTGGACACAAGTAAATAAAGATACCTATCAAGCTAAAACAGGAACCGTTGCAGTTACTTCAGGTTCTGCAACAATAACAGGAACTACTACAGCTTTTACATCAGATTTTGCAGTTGGTGATGATATATTAATTAATGGTGAACAATTTTTAGTATTAAGTATAGCAAGTAATACTTCAATGACAGCAGATGGAAACTTTGAGTCAAGTGCATCTAGTCAAGTTATAAAGAAAAACGGTGCTACTATTACACAGTTAAATAGTGCAAGTGCAGTATCAAGAGGTTCTCAAAGTCTTTGTGAATTTACAGTATACGAAAGTAATAAACAATACGGTAAACTTTACATAGCAGATGGTGAAAATAAAATTGCTGAGTTAGTAATAGAAATTACAAGTGCAGGAGTACATACTTATTCATTTAAAGAATTAAATAGGTCAGCTCCTACAGACCCATCATTAGTAACTATATTCGGAGAAAGATTAATTGTTGCAGGTCAGTCAAGTAATCCACAACAAGTTGCATATAGTTCAAGACTAACACCAGAAAATTTTACAGGTGCTTCATCAGGAACTGTAGATGTAGGAGACCAGATAGTAGGCATAAAATCTTTTCGTAATAAACTAATTGTATTTTGTAAAAATAGTATTTATCAATTATCGAACTTAGATAGTACAGCAGTTTTATCTTCAGTAACTAAAAACATTGGTTGTGTAAGTGGTAAGACTATTCAAGAGATTGGTGGAGATTTAATATTTTTAGCTCCAGATGGATTAAGAACTATTGCAGGTACAGCTCGTATTGATGATATCGAGTTAGGTTCTATTAGTAGAAAAATATTACCTGTATTTAGAGATGATGTTTTTCCAAACTTATCTACCATAACTTTTTCAAGTATGGTTATAAGAGAAAAAAGTCAGTATAGATTATTTTATTTTAAAAATGGTACGGCTGATTTACAACAAAAAGGTGTTTTAGGAACATTTAAAATATCATCACAAGGTGTTCCTTTATATGAGTGGAGTCAAACAACAGGTATTCCTGCTCGTGTAACACACTCAGGTTTTGATGAAAATGATAACGAAGTTCACTATCATGCAACTACAGACGGTAGAGTTTATAATCACGATACTGGAACTAGCTTTGATGGTAGTAATATACAATGTGAATATAAAACACCAGATTTAGATTATGGAGATTCTGGTGTTCGTAAAACTTTATACTATATTAAAACAAGTATTCGTGCAGAAGGTTCTAATGATAATTTAAAAGTTTTATGTAGATATGATTTTGATGATAACAATGTTCCACAACCAACTGAATTAGCAATTGGTTCACTAGCAAGTCCAGCAGTATTTGGTACAGCAGTTTTTGCATCAGCGGTTTTTGGACAAACACTTTATCCACAACAAAAAACAAATTTAACAGGTAGTGGATTTACAAATAATTTTAGACTATCCAGTAGTGGGACAGGTTCTTCATACACTGTTTCAGGATTTTACGTAGACTATATTCCAGGAGGAAGGATTTAAATATGGCGGCATACACTAGACAGAGTTCATTTTCAGATGGAGATACTATTAGTGCATCATTGTTTAACAATGAGTATGATGCATTAGCAGCAGCATTTGTTAATACAAGTGGACACAAACACGACGGTACAACTGGTGAAGGTCCAGTTATAGGTCTTATTGGTGATGCTAGTGTAGCAGTTCCTCTTAATAAAATTTTAGTTGATTCAACTGCTAATCATTTAGAATTCTATGTAGATGTTTCTTCATCTGCAGTTCAACAACTTTATATTGCTGATGGTTTAATTGCTCCTGTTACAGATAGTGATGTTGACCTTGGTACATCTTCTCTTTATTTTAAAAACGCATACATTGATGCTATTACTACTACAGGTAATGTATCAGTAGGTGGTAACTTAACTGTTACTGGTACAACTACATTTAATGGTGGTACACTAACTCTTGGCGATGCTGATACTGATAACATTGTATTTGGTGGTGAAGTAGATTCAGATATTATTCCTGATGACGATGGCACTTATGATTTAGGTAGTTCATCTAAAGAATGGCAAGATTTATTTATTGATGGTACAGCAAACATTGATTCACTAGTTGCAGATACTGCAGATATTAACGGGGGTACTATTGATGGTGCGGTTATTGGTGGTGCAAGTGCAGCTGCTATAACAGGTACTAGTTTAACACTCAGTAGTAATGCTGACTTTAATGGTGATTTAGATGTAGATGGAACAACTAATTTAGATAATACAGACATAGATGGAACATTAGTAGTTGATGGTTCAAATATTTCACTAGATAGTACATCAACTTTAAATATAGATAATTCTAATACATCTAATGGTATTACTATTGGAACAGCTACATCAGGAGTTCCAATATCTATAGGACATTCAACTTCTGAAACAACAGTAAATGATAATTTAACAGTAACAGGAGATTTAACTGTAAGTGGTACAACAACAACTGTATCTTCTACAACTGTTGCTATAGCAGACTCATTATTAAAACTTGCAAAAGACCAAGGTACTAGTGCAGATGCTGTAGACTTTGGATTCTATGGTCAATACGGAGTAGGTGGTACTGCTAAGTATGCAGGTGTATTCAGAGACCAAAGTACTTCAGGCGACCCATTTACATTTTTTGATGATTTACAAGCAGAACCAGGAACTACTGTTAATACTGGTGGAACTGGTTATGACTTAGCTGACATTGCAGCAGGTGGAGCTACCTTTGCAGATGATGTTGTAATTACTGGAGACCTTACAGTATCTGGTGATGATATTACTATGGGTACAAATACTGCTGGTCATGTTATGGTTGCAGATGGTTCTAACTTTAATCCAGTAGCAATATCTGGTGATGTTACAATAGCATCTTCAGGTGCTGTAACGATTGCAAGTGGTGCAGTAGAAACTGCTATGGTTAATGCTAATATTGTTAGTGGTCAAACTGCAATTACTTCATCAGATGTAGATTCTTCTAATGATACTTTATTACTACATGATAATAATGCAAGTGCACTTAAAAAAGTAACTGTTGCTAGTATTATTTCTAGTGCAGGTGGATTAACAGATGTTGTAGCTGATACAACTCCACAACTTGGTGGCAATCTTGATACTAATTCTCATAATATACTTATTGACGATGCACACTTTATTGGAGATGAAAGTGGTAATGAACAAATAATATTCCAAACAACTGCTTCTGCTGTTAATCAATTTGATATTACAAATGCTGCAACAAGTAATGCTCCAAGTATTTCAGCAACTGGTGATGATACTAATATAAGTATGAGTTTACTTCCAAAAGGAAGTGGTGTAGTATTACTTGATGGTAACGGAAGTTCTGGTGGTGTATCAGTATCTGATGGATTAATAGATATTAGAACAGGAACTGGTTCAGTTGCTAAAGTTAAATTTTATTGTGAGTCTTCTAATGCTCACGCACAAACATTACAAGCAGCACCACACTCAGCAGGAAGTTCTGCAGTATTAGTTTTACCAACAGCTTCTGGTAATTTAATTGGAACTGGAGATTCTGGAACAGTAACAAACACAATGTTATCAGGTTCTATTGCAGATAGTAAACTATCTACTATATCTACAGCAGGTAAAGTTGAACTAGGTGCATTAGAGATTGACGGTGCATCTGAAATGGGTGCAGCTCTTGCTGATGCAGATTTATTAATTGTAGATGATGGAGCTGGCGGTACAGAAAAATCTATGTTGGCATCTAGAATACCAACTTATGTATTTAGTAAAGTAAGTGGTGATGCAACTGTAGCATCTAATGGTGCTTTAACTATTGCAGCTCAAGCTGTAGAAAATTCTATGTTGGCAGATGATGCTGTAGGAGCAGATGAGTTAGCTGCAAATGCTGTAGTTAATGCTAGTATAGCTTCAGGTGCTGCTATTGCATTTAGCAAGATGGCAAATTTAACAGTATCAAGAGCATTAGTATCAGACGGTAGTGGTGATGTATCAGCAGCAACTACAACTTCAACAGAGATTGGTTATGTTAATGGTGTAACATCAGCAATACAAACACAATTAGATGCTAAAGCTACAGCAGGTTTCGCAGTAGCGATGGCGATTGCCCTTTAAAAAAAGGGTTGACAAATATTAATAAATATGGTATAATATAATAACTAAGGAGTAAACACAATGGCACAGGATTTTGAAAGAGTTTTAAAGCAAAACATAGGTACATCTGCTACTGAAGTAAGAGCAGCAGCTAATAGTGACGATGCTATTATTGGTATGCGTTTTGCTAATAAAACAGGTTCGTCTGTAACTGTTGATGCTACTGTTAAAAACTCATCAACTAGCTATTACTTAATTAAAGATGCTCCTGTACCAGCAGGTGGTTCTTTAGAATTAATTGATGGTGGCTCAAAAGTAGTATTACAATCAGGAGACTCAGTAGAAGCTCTTAGTAATACAGCTAGTGCAGTTGATGTAATTTTATCAGTTGTTGATTCAATTAGCACATAATTTAAGGAGATAATAATATGGTTCAAAAAGTACCTCAAAGTGGTATATCAGGAAATAGTTCTTTTAGAAATTTAGTTATCAATGGTGATATGCAGATTGCACAAAGAGCCACTTCTGCAACAACTGCCGTTACTAACACTTATAATACTGTTGACAGATGGAAACCTGTTTTTTCTATGGATGGGGCATTTACAATGGCACAATCTGCTTTGTCAGCCGCAGACATTGCAACAACAGGACATCAGTATGCTTTAGATATTCAATGCTCAACTGCTGATACCTCTATTGGGGCTGCTCAATATGCTTGGGTTGCTCACTTAGTTGAGGCTAATAATTGTAGAGACAGTCTTTATGGTAGCGATAATGCAAAATCTCTTACAATATCTTTTTGGGTAAAATCAAACTTAACAGGCACAACGTGTGGTATGGTTGCAAAAGAGGATACGACTTACACACAAGCTCCGTTTGAATTTACTATAAACTCTGCCAATACTTGGGAGCATAAAACTGTTACCATACCTGCAAACGCAGCTATAAAATCTTCTGCTGGAGCAATAGCTTATAATGTAGGTGTTGGTTTATATCTAGCTTTTCACCTTGCTATGGGCGGTAACTATGACAACGGGACTAATCTTACATGGGCAACAGGTGGTACATCTTATGCAACAACTAACCAACTTAATTTTTTAAGCAGCACAGATAACGATTTATTTATAACTGGAGTACAAATGGAGTTTGGAGATGCTAAAACTTCGTTTGAATATATACCTACCGATGTTCAGTTACAAAGGTGCAGAAGATACTGCCAGCAACACACATCCACTAGTGCTGATTACTATGGATATGGTGTTGGTCACGCTGTAAATGCGAATCTTAATTCTAGTCACTTTTATTTGCATCCTAACATGCGAGCTGCCGCTACTTTAGAAACTTCAAGCACAGCATCAGATTTCGCTATTTATTCTAATAGCTCAGGAGTTGATGCATGTGATGCTTTACCAGTTATAAATGGAACTGGAGATTCTGAAAGTGGTGGGATTAGAGTAATGTTTCAATCAACAGGCGACATAACTGCAGACGAGGTACATGAAAATGTATCAAACAACGCAGCTACTTTTATAAGATTCGTAGCGGAGTTATAATATGACAATAGAAAACAAAATGAAAATAGAGAATGCAAAATACATAAAAAGCATTCCTGGTGGAATTGACAGAACAATTGATTGTTGGATTAATGATAGAGAATATGAAGAAATAAAAAAACAACTCGCTGCAGGAACATTAACAATAGAGGAGGCGGACTAATGAGCTATATAGGACAAGGATTACCAGCTGATGTTTTTTCAGGTTACACAGTTGATAAGTTTACTGGAACTGGTGTAGCCAGTCAAGCATTAACATTAACTAAAACACCTTTTAGTGAAACTGCTGTTTTAGTAACTATTGATGGAGTTGTACAAGAGCCAACTGATGACTTTACAGTATCAGGAACAACACTTACAATAGTAGGCACAGCACCTCTTAATTCAGAAATAAATGTAACTCATATAGCTGGTGCAGTTGCAGTTGGTGAAGCATCTAAACTAGATACTCAAGGAGTATCAGATGCACTCATTCTCGATGCAGATGCCGATACAACAATAAGTGCTGACACTGATGACCAGA